ATCAACTGCGTAATCGTCAAGGATCTGTCCCGTCTGGGCTGGGAGTACATCGAAACTGGCCGCTATCTCCGACAGGTCTTTCCCACTTACGGCGTCCGTTTCATCTCCATCAATGACGGCATTGACACCGCCAACGAGCAGAACGGAGACGATCTCCATATCAGCCTGAAAAACCTGCTGAACGACACCTATTGCCGTGATATTTCCGTGAAAACCCGGAGTGCCCTGCTAACTAAACGCCAGAACGGGGACTATGTGGGTGCCTGTCCCATCTACGGCTATCGGAAGGACCCTGAGAACAGAAACCATCTTGTCATTGATGAAGATGCCGCCCGTGTTGTGCGGGACATTTACCGTCTCCGCATTGACGGGGCCAGCGCCAAGCATATTGCAGAGGAACTGAACCGTCTGGGTGTTCTCTCCCCCATGGCCTACAAGGACAGCCGTGGCCTGCCCCACCCTACCGGCGGCTTCGCGGATGTGCCGGATGCCAAGTGGTCCGCCCGTACTGTAATCCGTATCTTGCAGGAGGAAACCTACACCGGCGTTCTGTTGCAGGGACGGCAGGAAACTCACAATCACAAGCTGAAAAACATTATCCATAAACCGGCTGAAGAATGGGTCCGCATTGAGAACGCCCATGAACCGATCATCCAGAAGCGGGATTTTGATCTGGTTCAGAAGATTTCCCATCTGGACACCCGAACGGCTCCCGATAACAAAACGGTTTATCTGTTCTCCGGCCTGCTGATATGCGGCTGCTGCGGCGCTCGTATGACCCGGAAGACCAACACGGTCAAAGGCAAAAAGTACGTCTATTATCATTGCCCTACCGGGAAGAAGAAAGGCTGTACACAACCGGTCATGCTGAAAGAGGATGATTTGACTGACTGCGTTCTGGCTGTCCTCCAAAGCCATATTCAGCACATTGTCTCGCTGGATGAACTCCTGGACAGTATCAGCGAGGAACAGATCAATCAGGAGGAAATCGCCAAATTCAAGACGCAGATTGCCGATAACAAGGTCAAGCTGGAAGAAGCCCGTCAATTCAAGGCCACGCTGTATGAGAATTTTATCGCAAATCTTATCAGCAAGAAAGACTATCAGGATTTGAAAAGCCTTTACACCGAACGGGCAGAACAGGCGCAGGAGGCCATTGAGCGGCTTCGGATCGAAATGGAACTTGTGACGAACAACAGCAGCTCCCGTCTGCGGTGGACCCAGCATTTCAAGGAGTTCTCCGCCATGACCACTCTGGACCGGCGGGCTGTAATCGCTACGGTGCAGTCAATCCGGGTAAACGCCAAGGATGATCTGGTCATTACGTTCCGCTACCAGAATGAATACGTCAAGGTGTTGAAACGCCTGGACCGGATGGAAATGCTCCCGCCTGACCTTCGTGAAGTTCTGGACACGTTGGCAGCAGCGGAAAAGGAGGCGGCGTAAATGGCGCGGAAAAGCAGGAAGAATCTTGTGGCGCTGGATGCTCCAAAGCAGTCTGCTGTGAAGGTCTGGAAGGCGGCGCTTTATATCCGGCTGTCGGTAGAGTTCAACAGCAAGAAGGGCGATTCCCTGGAGACACAGCGGCAGATTATGGAGGCGTATATCGCTTTGTGTCCGGATATTGAGATTGTGGAAGTCTATACCGACAATGGCATCACGGGCCGGACCTTTGAACGGGAAGCCTTTCAGAGAATGTTAAGGGATATTGAGGCCAGGAAAATCGACTGCATCGTGGTGAAGGACCTCTCTCGCCTGGGCCGGAATACCATTGACACCGGCTACTATATCGAGAAGTATTTTCCTCTTCATGGGGTACGTTTTATTGCCGTCAACGACCAATTTGACAGCGAGGATTCGGAAAACAGCGGAAACCACCTGATTGTTCCCTTGAAAAACATGATTAACGAGGCTTACGCCGCCGATATCAGCAAGAAAGTCCGGGCACAGCAAAATCAGGCCATGCGGGATGGGGAATTTGTAGGAGGCCGTCCCCCTTATGGATATCGAAAGGACCCGGACAATTGTCACCGCCTGCTGGTCAACGAGGACACGGCTCCTATTGTTCGGCAGATTTTCCAGTGGACAGTTGACGGCGTTCCGCTGAATGTGATTGTAAAGCGGCTGAATGAGGATGGTATTATAACGCCCAGTTATTATCTGGCCAGCATTGGTCTGATTACCAATGAGAAATTGATGGGCAGCGGAAAGTGGCAGAGCCGGACCGTGAAAAGAATTCTTGAGGATGAGGTCTATACCGGCGATATGGTGCAGGGCAAGCGCACCAATGTCGGCCATAAGCAGGTTGTCACCAAACCGGAGGACTGGATCGTGGTACGCAACACCCATGAGCCGCTGGTCAGCCGGGAAGTATTCGCAAAGGCCCAGGCTGTCCGGGAGCAGATGGCGGCAAAGTACACCAGAACCATGAAAGTTCCTTATAGCGAGAATATCCTGCGTGGGCGGGTATTTTGCGGATGCTGTGGGAAAAATCTTCATCGCTGGCGGCATAAAGACGGCTACTATATATATTATTGTATTTCCAATGAACGAATTGGTAAGGGAACCTGCAATGCCAAGATATATGTCCGGGAGCTTGATTTGTATAGCACCATTCTTTCCATCATCAGGCAGAAAGCCAAGGTCGTGATGGGTGAAGCCCTGCGGCTGAAACACTGTGATGGGAAGATTGCCTTGCAGAAAGCGCAGGTGGAGCAGGAAATTTCCGAGCTGGGGCGGCAGTTACAGAAAAGTAAAGCCCTGCGCGCTGGCCTCTATGAGAGTTTTGTCAAAGGAATTCTCACCAGAGCTGAATATCTGGAAATGCGGGAGGATTACAGCCAGAAGATCAGCGGCGCGGTGGAGCGTGTTCAGCAGCTTCAGACCCAGCAATCTGAATTGGAACGGCAGGTGAAGCGGTACACCAGTATGGCGGACAAACTGGCGGCGGTGGACAAGGACACGGCTCTCTCCGCCCTGCTGGTAAACCAATTGATTGAGCGGGTCACGGTAAATGGCCCAGACGATATCTCCATCGACTTTGCCTTTGAAAGCAGCTTTGAGCGTGTGATGGAGGCGCTGGGAAATGAGTAGCGGCCCGATTCCCTATGTGATTGCCTTCTATATCCGGCTTTCTACCGAGGACAGCAAAGTGGGCAGTTTCAGTATTGAGAACCAGAAAAACGCGCTTCACCAATACGTTGACGCTATGGATGGTGTTACGAATGTGGAGGTTTTGGAGTTCATCGACAACGGGTACAGTGGGACCAATTTCGAGCGGCCAGCCGTTCAGGACTTGCTTGACCAGATACGGGAGGGCAAAATCAATTGCATCGTTGTGAAGGACTTCACCCGGTTCGGACGCAACAGCATTGAGGTCGGCTACTTTATGGAAATGGTTTTCCCTCTGTACGGTGTCCGCTTCATCTCCATCAATGACAATTTTGACAGCGATACCCTCTGCGGCGACACGGGCGGCATCAATGTGGCGTTCAAGTATCTGGTCAGCGAATTTTATAGCCGGGACCTGTCCATCAAGTACAAAAGCGCCAAGTATGTGAAATTCCGGCGAGGCGAGTATCAGAGCAAAATCTGTCCTTATGGCTACCGGAAGGGTGCGGATGGCCGCATGGAACCGAACGAGGAAACCGCGCCCAATGTGCGGATGATCTTTGAATTGGCGCAGGATGGGTACACTCCGAATGAGATAGTCAAAGCCCTGTTTGAGCGCCACATTCCCACCCCTGCCGAGTACAAAGCGGCCCACGGCTACAACGGCCACGATATTTCCCGGTGCTGCGGGATTTGGCCCGAATCCTCAGTGATTCACATTTTGGAAGATGAACGCTACACCGGCACCTATATCATGGGCAAGCGGGAAGTGACGGAGGTGGGCGGACACCGGGTCCGGATGAAGGATGAAAGCCAGTGGATCAAAATTCCTGACCACCATCAGGCGATCATCAGCAAGGAATTGTTCAATCAGGTGCAGGCCCAGCGGCCCCGGGTTAAGTGTCCTAAGAAGAACACCAGGGCCTATTCCCTGCGGAGTAAGGTGTTCTGTGGGTGTTGCGGTCACGCCATGCCACGGTCAGCGAAGAAAAGTGCTACGTTCTTTTGTCGGTGTACAAAAGTGAACGAAGCGGCCCCTTGCCACGGTCTGACAATCATGGAGTCAGAGCTGGAAGGGATGTTATACGAAATCCTCTCTAAACAAGCGCAGATCATTTTGAATGTGGCCGATCTCTCCAACGCCGAGATGCTGGATGTTCAGCTTGCGGAACAGGCCGAGTATGACAAGCAGATCAATCGCTGTCTGGACCAGAAGCGGACGCTGTATGAGCAGTTCATTTTGAAGCAGATCACCATGGCGGATTACAAAAGTGAGAAAACTGCTGTTGACAGTGAGCTTGACCGGCTGCGGGAAATCCACTCCAATCTGAAGGTGCAGACCTCACAGATGGAGATGGACGAAAAAGCGAAAAGCACCAGGATAAAGCTGGCGCAGGAGGTAGTCGGGACTGGTGGTCTGACGGCTGGACTGGCCGATACGCTGATTGACCGGGTTTATATCTATCCAAATAATCAGGTGGAAATCGTTTGGAAGATGAAAGACTTTTGCATGGAGGCGGCGTGATGGAACAGAAAAAGGCTTGGATTTACTGCCGTGTGGCTCACAACGGGCCAGACAGTACGGAGCTGCTGGCGGCACAGCGTAGCAGGCTGGAAGCCTATGCAAAAGAGCATGGTTTTGAAGTCGTTGGCACTTCCGGCGATATAGCAAGCGGGCTGAAATTCGACTACCGCCCTGGTCTGCTGGAGTTTCACAATGGGGCGGTGGACGGAGATGTTGACATTCTGTTGGTCTATGACCTCTCCCGGCTGGGTCGGGATTTGGACAGGACCTTGCAATATTGGTATCTGCTCCGTGATCTCGCTATCAGCGTCCACACGGCGAACAGCGGTGAAGTGGATTTGAGCGTTGCCGTTATGCTCCGTAAGATAATCAAGCAATAAAAAACCGCTCCGGGTAGGAGCGTAAAAGTGCAACTATGAAAAATTTCTAAAAAACCTCAAAAACTTTTTGTCTTGGGCTTGACATTTGGGTGCCGCAGCATGTGGAAGTGGAAGTCCTCCAGGCCGGGGACCTTCTCCTTGGCCCTCCGGCACATGAGGCTGACGGTACTGGGGGATTCGATGGCCCCGTCAGGCCGGAGGCACACAAAGGACAGGTATTTATCCTTCTCCGGCGTGGCCTCCGTCCTGGGTAGCATGTAGACCTCGTAATAGGTACGGTTCTTTTCCTTGACCTCTTTGCAGTAGTT